AGCATCGGGAACTTTAGCAACACCGTTTGCTGACAGTTAATAGGTAAATAATTAAAGATGCTCCTTCGGGAGCATCTTTTTAAGGAGATAAAAATTATGAGCGGTTATTCAACAGATGTAAAAGCAACACATCTCACAACTGATGGGGCTATATTCGCTGGCCCAAGTAGAGTTCTTGGAATTTATTATTGCAGTGAAGCAGCGCTTGGTACCATTATAATTAGAGATGGTGGTGTAACTGGAACTATTCTGGCTACATTTGATGTACCAGCAGGATCAGGAACAGCGGGTGAAGACACAGTTTACCAAATAGATATCCCTGGTAATGGCCTTTATTGTGCAACAAGTTCTTATTGTGAAATTACTGGTGGCGTGGATAAAGTTACTATATTCTATGGATAGGAGATTAGATGGCAAATACAACGTCTGGCTCTTATGTTTTTGATAAGAACCTTGGTATAGATGAAATTATTGAAGATGCATACGAACGTATCGGTATGCAGGGTGTTTCTGGTTACCAATTAAAAACAGCAAAAAGATCTTTAAATATTTTATTTTCTGAATGGGGTAATAGAGGACTTCATTTTTGGGAAGTAAAAAATCAAAATGTTACATTAGTAGACGGGCAATCTGTCTATACTTTTTATCGTTCTCCTGCCGACGGTGCATCAAGTGGAATCTCAACTACATTATCTGCAGGAATAAATTCAAGTGTTGCTACAATTGGAGTAGCTTCAGTTACTGGGATGCCAACAACTGGTGGTATCATAACTATTAACAGCGAACAAATTACTTACAGCGGAATATCTAGTTTAAACTTAACTGGATGTGTAAGAGGTGTTAATGGAAGTACTGCTGCTAGTCATAGTACAAGTGATGCAGTTTTGCAGTTTCCAAACGGAGTGACAGATATTCAAGAAGCAGATTATAGAGTAAAGTCTACTACAATTGATACACCAATGACAAAAATTAGCAGGTCACAGTATCAAGCTTTTTCTAATAAAACTGCTACAGGTCTTCCTACCCAATACTGGGTTCAAAGATTAATAGATAAAGTTACAATGACTTTATATTTAACTCCGGGCGCAGCTCAAGACGGAAACTATATTAATTTTTATTATACAAAAAGAATTGATGATGTTGGTGCTTATACAAATGCAACTGACGTACCTTACAGATTTATACCTTGTATGATTGCTGGTCTTGCTTATTATTTATCGGTTAAGTATGTCCCTCAAAGAGTACAAGAATTAAAAATGTTATATGAAGATGAATTGTTAAGAGCTGAAGATGAAGATGGTTCTTCTAACTCTACTTACATATCACCTAAAATTTACTATCCGGGGATTGGTTAATGACTACTTTTTCACAAGGTAAATATGCTTTATCAATATCTGATAGATCAGGTATGGCGTTTCCATATAATGAAATGGTTAGAGAATGGACTGGTGCATGGGTTCATCGTTCTGAATACGAACCTAAGTCTCCACAATTACAACCCAAACCTACAGGTGCTGATCCACAAGCTTTACAAAGAGCAAGACCAGCCAGAACGGAATTTGGAACACAAGATTTTTTACCTTTAAATCCTTTTACAACTTCATCGGACACAACTTTAACTGTTGCATTTGAAAATAGTCAATTAGTAGTTAATGACTCTTTAAGATTTACTGGTGTTAAAGAGCCTGTTGGTGGTGTTTCAGTTGCACAATTACAATTACAAACAACATTAAATGGTGATATAACAAATAGCGCTACAACAATTACTTTGGCTGATGGATCTAATTTCCCTACAGCTGGATTTATTATGATTAAAAAACTTTTAACTTCATCAGATACAACCGATCCTTTAAAAGTGGGAACATATCAAAACGAAGTTATTCAATACACTGGAAGATCAAGTAATGATTTAACAGGATGTACGCGTGGAACTTCTGCTGTTTATAGAGGGTACACGCCTTCAGCAACAACTGCTGATTCACATAGTTCCGGAGCCACGGTCTATGGGTCTTTTAAAGTTGCTTCTTTAGTTGAGACAACTAGTGTTAATGATGCTGGAACAACTGTTACAGCAAAAAATAGTTTTACAATAACCCTACCAAGTGCTGCAACAGGCACTGCAACAGGAGGAGGATTTAATTGCGTTATTAGTCCTCTTAATATAGAGAGTTTATAATGGCAGGATATACACTTTCAACATTAGAAGCTGACATTAGAAGTTATACTGAAATAGACAGTACTCTTTTTAGTGGTGCTGTTCTAGGCAGATTTATTGAAAATGCAGAATATAGAATTAATCAAGAGCTTCCTATGGATGCTGCCAGATATGTTTCAGAAGGAACTTTAGCTGCTGATGCTAATACTATAAATTCACCCGGTAAAGGAAGTAAAGGTGACACAGGCGCTTTGTTTATTAGAGGGGTAGAAGTATTTAATTCAACAGCTAACACTGAAGGTAATGGAACTTGGTTAGAGAAAAAAGATCAAACTTATTTATCAGAATATACCGATAGATTAACGGGGCCAAAAGGCGATAGAACAGGGCAAGATGTTACAGGATTTCCTAAATATTATGCTATGTTTGGGGGTGCTACAGCGGTTTCTGATACGACTTCTGGAGCTATTTATTTAGCCCCTACACCCGATGCAAATTATCTATACAGAATATATTACAATATGGTACCTGCAGGATTAGCGACTAAAACTTCTGGGACTTATTTAAGTAAGTACTTCCCACAAGGGCTACTATATGCCTGCCTGGTGGAAGCTTATGGATTTTTAAAAGGTCCGATGGACATGTTGACATTGTACGAACAAAAGTATAAAAATGCTATACAACAGTTTGCAGGAATGCAACTTGGAAGACGAAGACGAGACGACTATACTGACGGAACAGTTAGAATACCAGTTAAGTCCCCGTCTCCATAATTAGGAGATAAATATGGCAATAACATCAGCAATTTGTAATAGCTTCAAATCAGAAATCCTGCAAGGAGGACATTGTTTAAATGCCTCTGGAAGTACAGCAGCAGGAAACACTATTAAATGTGCTCTTTATTCAGCAAACGATGCATCATTAAGTAAATCAACAACAGTTTATGCAGCACCCGCAGACGCAGCTGCGGATCCAACTTCAACTTATGAAGTTACGACAACAAGTTCAGGATATACAGGTGGAGGAAATACTTTAACAAATATTGATGTCACATTAGACAGTGACACAGCCGTTTGTGATTTTTCTAATACAAGTTGGACATCAGCTTCTTTTACAGCGAGAGGATTATTACTTTATAATACAACTGCTATTACAGGATTCACAACTAATAGATCGATTCTTGCTATTAATTTTGGTGGAGATAAAACAGTTACTAGTGGAACATTCACAATTGAATTTCCAGCAGCAGCTGCATCAACAGCGATCATACAACTAGCGTAAGGAGTTCTTCCTTATGGCAGACGTAACATCAGGATGGGGACGATTAACCTGGGGTCAATCCGATTGGGGTGACACCAACGTTTATGCTACAGGTTGGGGCGCTAAATCTTGGAATGATGGTGCTTGGGGAGAACTTAATGATCAAACAGTTTCTCTTACAGGTTTATCAGCTACAACTTCTCCTGGAACACCTACCATCTCTTATTATCCCGGCTGGGGCACATTAACTTGGGGTATACATGGGTGGGGATCTGTTGACGAAATCATTATTAGACCTAGTGGAATTGCAGCAACTACAAGTGTAGGGACACCTGTTATTGAAATAGGAGTTCCGCTTACAGGAATTTCTTTAGCTTCTTCTGTGGGTACTCCAGTTGGAAGATCAGATAACACAACTACGTTAACAGGTATTTCTGCTGCTTCTTCAGTAGGGTCTATTACTCCTGCAGATGTAATGGGATTAACTGGAATTTCAGCGGCAGCAAGTGTAGGAACTCTTACAGTTACTCCAAATACAATATCTGAATTAACGGGAATTTCTCTTTCTATTGCTGATGGAAGTCCTGATATTACAACAAATCCTTTGGTTCAGCCAACTGGACTTTCAGCAACTTCTTCAGTCGGATCTATAACACCACCAGATCAAGTAATGGGATTAACAGGAATCTCTGCAACTTCTTCAGTTGGATCTATAACACCATCAGATCAAGTAATGGGATTAACAGGAATTGCTGCCACATCCTCTTTAGGATTGGTTTCACCAATAGCATATAAAGATATTGATATTGGTGGAAATACATCGTATAGTTCTGTAACACACGACACATCAGTATCATATTCTAATGTTGACGTGGTTGGAAATACATCATATACAGATGTAGATCACGTAGCATAGGAGAAAAATATGGCATCGAATTATAATTCATTGGGTTTTAACTTAATGACCACTGGCGAAAATGCCGGTACATGGGGAACCAATACTAATCTAAATTTAAATTATCTTAGAGATACTTTTGGTTATATTTCTATCGCAATGACATCGGATAGAACTTTAACTATACCTGATAACTCTACCGGAACTTATGATGGTAGAGCATTTATTATCGAATTAACAGGAACTCTTGGAGGAACTAGAGTTCTAGATATTGCAGCAACTGCGGGATCAGGATCATCTCCTGGAGGATCAGCGTCTATTTTAAAACCATTTATTGTTTTTGATAACACAACTCATTCTGGGGATACTTTAACTTTTAAAGTAACAGGGGCGACAGGTTTTGCTCTATCAGAGGGTACAACTTATTTATGTTATCACAATGGAACCGATATTATTAATACAGGTTTAGGATCTGGAGATGTAACTCTCACAGGAACACAAACTTTAACAAACAAAACTTTAACATCACCTAAAATTAATGAAGATGTAGTTTGTTCTTCTACAGCTACAGAACTTAATTTATTAGATGGTTGTACTGCTACAACAACAGAGC